GCCTCGGCGTCGGCGATCTCTTGCGGCGTGTGTTCTTTGTCGGCTTCGGCCAGCACCTGGCGCGCGTGCGCGAGCTGGCGCGCAAACCATGCGTCGGAGCGCTGGCGATTCACTCCCCACGCTCCCGCAAGCTGCGCACGGCGGCTTCAAACCGCAGTTGGGCTTGCGCTTGCGCGGCTGCGTCGCGCTCGGCGGGCGTCAGGTCAAAGTCCAGCGGCTTGTCGGCGGCTGGTGGTTGCGTGGCATAGGCCGCGCGGAAGTCGATAACAGTCATGCGGCTTGCCTCCACGCTGCTAGGCACGCGGCAGCCGCGTACTGCATCCGGTCGCGCTCTGTGGTTTTGCCCGCAGCCAGGCGCAGCGTGATGACGTTGTCCGGCGCGTCCAGTGCCAATTCGCCTTGTTTCGCATCACTTCGCATGGATTCGCTCCACTTCGCAGATTGGTTTAGGTAAAAAATCGGCCTCACCCTTTCAGGCAGGCCGGTGGAATCAGGCAGCTCTCAATTCAGGCGCAGCGGTCGCGCTATAGCGGTCTTTCTTTTCAGGCAGCCGACGGAAGCCATCGGCGCATTCCACGCCGCGGCGCTTCAAACTCGCCTGGTAGTCCGCAGTGTTTCCTGCCAGTGTCGTGATGTAGACGTTGCCGACGGCATACGGTCCGGTGTCGCCCTTTCGGGCCATGACGTAGCCGTCGCGCGTCCTGGCGCGCTCGTTCCAATGGCCGGACTCGGCCCATATCGCCATCCACTGCGGGAACGTGATCGCCCACGCAACCTTGCGCGCGAGCGCATTATTCTTTTGCTGGCGGAACTTGCCGGCGGCACTCGACCCGACCCGTGGCGCAATGCCGCTATTGAGGCGGATCAGCTCGCCGTATGTGCACCCGTAGTACATGAGTGCGCGGGCGTCGCGGCGGGCGCGTTGGGCGGCCGCCTTGGCTTCGGCAGTGCGCTTGGCGGACGTATGTATCCCGCCATCCTTGCCCGTTATGCCGTGGTGTTTGATCAGTTGACGGACGCGTTCACGGGTAAGCCCGAACACGTCACCGACTTGCTGCAAGGTTTGCCCGCCGCGGTAGAGCCGCACCATCTCAAGTTCACGGGCAATGTCACGCTGTCCGCGCATGGCTCAGGCCGCCTTCCGCTTGGCGATCAGGACTTCGGCCGCGTGTTGCAAGTACAGCGTGTGCAGCCTCAGCGCGAGATCGCCACGTGGCGACTTGGCCTTGCCTGTCGCGAGGCTTCCGATGGTTGACACACGCGAGCCGGTTGCCTCGGCGATTGCGGCATACGTCATGCCTGCCGACTGCAAAGCCGCTACCTTTTCTGACCAAGATTTCGTTTCCATGCCTCATCCTACGATATTGCGTAACCACTTGCAACGACATTTCGTCACACAATTTCGGCCTGATAGCGCCATGGAAAACATCGGCACAAGAATCCGCAGTACTCGTGAGGAAAAGGGCATCACACGCGGCGACCTGGCGAAGGCGATGGACCTTGCCTACACCACGCTGTCTGACCTGGAGCGGGGCAAGGCGAAGTCCACCACCAAGCTGCACAAGGCGGCTGAAAAGCTGCGCGTCAACGTTGAGTGGCTCGAAACCGGGCGAGGACCAAAGGACGCGGAACCCGCGCCAGACAGCCATTCGCGGCCCGTGAGACTGGACCCATCAATGATCGCTATCACGCACCGCGTACTGCGCGAGCTTTACGACAGTGACCTAGGCGTGCCGTTTCGCATCGAAGAGGATGCATGCGCGGCACGGTTCGTGCAGGTCTACGCGTTGCGTGCCGGGTTGTCGGCGCGGCCCACTCCTGAAGAATGGGTTGAGTACGGCAGGAAGCTTGAAGCGATCATGAAGCCACAGGGGGCTTTAGATGGACGAGGAGATGGTGTGCCGACTGAAGGCACTGGTACGAAAAACGTGGCCGGAAGAGTTCGCCGGCCCAAGGCGTGACCTCCACGTAGTGCGCACCGTCAAGGAGTCGGCACAGGTTCTGGTGTGCGACTGCCTGCCTGGCGATAACTACAACCCGCGCGAGTTCCTCCGCCGACGCGGGTAACGCCACGCACAACTGACGATTCAGCTCGCTCCGGCGGGCTTTTTGTTGACTTTTGAATTACTGAACCATGTCGTTGCATATTTAATGACGAAATATCGTTGACGTCTGTTCCGTTATTTCGTAATCTTCTCCCAAGCCACAAGGCCAACGGGAGAGCGACATGCTAACCATCAACGGGTACGAGATTTCCAGGATCGAATGCAGCAGCCTTTGGGGCGCGCTGAAGATCGGCACCACCGGCGGCCGGCTGTTCAAGACCAAGCGCGCGGCGGCGAAGTGGGCACAAGCGCAGGTGGCGGCATGAGCGCACCAACGATGGACGCCCTGTTTGACGGCTCCGATCAGTCGCTGTTGGCATCTCCGGTGGATGTTCTCGCGGTTCTGGATTACACGGCGGATGTCATCGACTCCGGCTATCCAACGCGAGCGCAGCAATTGCGGGTAGCCCGGGTCGCTGTGGCTGAGTTGATCGACCAGATGCGCGACGTGCTGGCTCTGTGGGATTCCGATCAGTGGTACATCGACGCTAAGGCAGCGGCGCTGCAATGCCGACCGGACAAGTGGGCCGCTGCCTTGGCGCGCGTGGAAGGTGCGAAATGACCCGCCTCACGCTCGCCCAGCAACAGGGCCTGCGCCGCTATCGAGACGTGCAGACCCACGCCGACTCGCGTGCCGAGGTTGTGTATCTCGCCGAGCGCCGGGCGTACCGCAAGCGCCATCCGGTGCCATCGGATGACCAGCCGCTGTGGATCACCGCCGCGTGGTTCGGCATCGCGTGCGCCCCATCCGCCATCGCCTGCTGGCTTTTCCTGACCGATGCCGGCAATGCCGCCCTTCGCATCATTTGGAGCTACTGACATGCGCTACGCAGCGAGCTATGGCGACTGCATCCCACCGGAGGAGCAAGACGGTCGTGCCGACGCACTGGCCGAGGCAGTCGAGGTCGAGCTTGACGAGATGATGGGCGAGACCGATTGCGTCCACGACTGGCTCGATCACGTCGATTACCCGGATGCCGTCTACGGCCTGCTGGCCGATCTGATGGGCTGCGGCTTGCCGGGCCTCGAAACGGACGAGCCATCGGACGCATATCGCGACAAGCTGGACAACGCTATCCAGTCGCTGCGCGATGACTACCGGGCGTGGGCAAACCGCGATCCATGCAACTGCGGCAATTCGCGCGCTGCTCAGCGCGTGCTGAACCGCTGGGAGGATCACCCATGACCCGCGAGGACTGGGCTGATTTGCTGCGCGTCGCCGGCTTCGTCCTCGCGATTGATGCACTGGTGTTCATCGGCTTGGCACTCGCGCTGCTGGTGACGCAGCCATGACCGCCGCACACGTCACGACGTTGCCGGTAATGACGCCGGCCAACGTTCCGATTATTTCCCGCCATCGCTGGCGGCATGACTACGCCGGCCGAGGCGGGCAGCTGCGGACTCTCCCCCGCAGTCGCTAAGGCCGGCACCCAACCCTGAGAGCGTCGTCGTTGGCAATCCGGGTTATCGCTGTATGAAGCAACTGAGAGTCAGTTTGGACGCGGGTTCGATTCCCGCCAGCTCCACCACTGGGGGGCTGATCTGGTTTCGACAGGCTGGCAATTGGACTGTGGACAGCGCGAGAGGCGCCCGACGTAATCGGCGCAAAACCAGTAACTGCGAACGATGCAGTTTACGACCAGGCCATCGCGGCCTGATCCGAAGCAAGCGCACTTCGTCACCGAACGCGCTGACGGCCGGGAAAGACCGGCACAACACCCCATTCCCGACGCGAGCCGGCGCGTGATCCGGCAGAGGATTGATATGGGCGACATGAGCGAAAGCGAGCGGTATGCAAGCGAGCAGACCGCGCCAGAACCGATTACCGAATACGCCTCACGGCGTGGAGACTGACATGGGATTGAAAATCACACGCGCTACTGACCCAATCACCGTTGAGCGCATCAACCTTTGCCTGTACGGCCAGCCCGGATCGGGCAAGACCTCGCTTGCGTTCACCGCTGACGCGCCCTTGCTGCTTGACTTCGATGACGGCGCTTACCGTGCCTGCAATCGCAAGGACGTCGTGCGCATCACCGCATGGGATGACGCGGCCCACATGACCGCTGGCGACCTGTCCGAATACCACACGATTGTGGTGGATACGGCAGGCCGGGCACTGGACGCACTGACCGCCGACATCATCCGACGCAACCCGAAGGCTGGGCGAGGCGGTGCGCTGACGCTGCAAGGCTACGGCACGCTCAAGGCCGAGTTCGTGGCATGGCTGAAGATGCTCAACGGCTTCGGCAAGGACGTCGTGCTGATCGCGCACATGGACGAGCAGCGCAGCGGTGACGATGTGTTGGAGCGCCTGGACGTCCAAGGCGGCAGCAAGGGCGAGATCTACAAAGCCGCCGACGCTATGGGACGACTGTTCGTCAAGGGTGCCAAACGCGAGCTGGACTTCTCGCCTCGCGAGCACTCCTTCGGCAAAAACCCCGGCCAGCTGGATGTGTTGGACGTCCCGCACCCGGACGCCGATCCCGTGTTCCTTGGCAGTGTTGTGCAGGCGATCAAGGACAAGCTCAACGCGCTGACGGCCGAACAGATGGAAGCGCACGCGGTGCTGGAAAAGTGGCGCGCAACCATCGCTGGCCTTGCCGCGGTCGAGGACTTCAACGCTGCACTGGCGGACGTCAAAACCGCACCGCAGGCAGCCAAGGCGCTGTTCAACGACGCGGCGAAGGCTCAGGGCTACGCGTTCGACAAGAAAGCCGGCGAGTACGTGGCCCCGCAAGAGGAAGCCGCGTGATGCTGACAGCCGAACGGTTGCGAGAGTTGTTCACGTACCTGCCGAGTACGGGCGAGTTCATACGACGAGTAAGTCGCGGAGGATCCCCGGCAGGGTCTGTTGCCGGATGCACGGACAAGGACGGCTACAACATGATCATGGTCGATCGGACAAGCCATAAAGCGCACAGGCTCGCGTGGCTTTACACGTACGGGGAGTGGCCGGTCGGGGACATTGATCACATCAACGAGTGCAAGGGCGATAACCGGATAATCAATCTCCGGGAAGCGACGCGCGCAGAGAATATGCAGAACCGAAGCAAGGCCAATAAGAATGGTCATTCTGGCTTGCTTGGCGTAACAAAGGTCGGCAAAAAGTGGCTAGGGCAGATTCACGTGGACGGTGTTCGCCATCACCTTGGCCGGTTCGAATCCCCGCAAGAGGCGCATGCCGCCTATCTTCGCGCCAAGCACCAGCTGCATAAAGGAGCGCAGGCATGATTGCCAGGGTTTCAAGTATTGAGGCGTTCAGGCGGTGGCGACAGAACGAGGATTCGACGGCCGAAGAACTTGTTCAGTGGATCACTTCGGGCGTACCAAGCGAGGCTATGAAAGCGGGGACTGCGTTTCATAAGGCAATGGAGGCCGCGACTCTTGGAGAGCATACCGTGTTCGAAGCGAATGGATACCGGTTCCTTTTGCCAGATGCCGAGTTCCATTTGCCGGCAATACGCGAGGTTCGCGCATACGGTGAATATGGCGATCTGACTGTGACTGGGCAAACTGACTGTATTGATGGCCGCGTCGTGCATGATCACAAGACCACCGCCACGTTCCGCCCGGAGGGCTACATCGAGGGCTGCCAGTGGCGTTTTTACCTGGACATGTTTGAGGCCGACTTGTTCCGCTGGAACGTGTTTGTCATCACGCCCGACCCAAGGCTGGACAAGACCTATCGGGTCAAGCCGCCGCAGTTTCTGGAGCAGTACCGATATCCGGGAATGCACGATGACTGCATGGATTTGGCTCGCGACTTCCACGCGTTCGCGGCGCAGTACATGCCCGATTACATCCCCAAACTAGAGGTCGCGTAAATGGCACAGCCAACCGAACGTTACGACGTCTGTGCAGGACGTCCCTACACGACTCGCAATGGCGAGAGCAAGAAACAGTGGATCAATGTGGGTCGAGCCACGAAATGGGATGACGGCGGAATCAGTATTGAGTTGCATGCCATGCCCGTGGGCCAATGGTTTGACGGGAAGCTGAATCTGTTTGTGCAGAAAGAACGCGAGCAACAGCAGGGACGCCAAGCACAGCGCCAGGGATCGCGACCTGCCCAGCAGGCGCCAGCAGATGACGGATGCCAAGTCTCGGATATTCCATTCTGAGGAGTCGACATGGACAACGAAAAATTCTGGGTCGTCTGGCAACCGGAATCCGGTAATCCACGGTATCGGCATGCCACGTATCGAGCAGCTGCAGATGAGGCGGAACGGCTCGCCGAGTCTGCACCGCAACACGAGTTCTTCGTGCTTGAGGCAGTGAGTCGGTCGAAGAAAGTCAGCGTGTTGACGGTGCCGCTTGGCGAGGACGTATTGCCGTTTTGAGTAACTCCTATGGCAGTGCGTCGTGCAACGATTGTGCGCGTGATGCTATGGCAAACACTGCCATTGCGAAGGCGCTGCACATGCCGCCTAACACCTGAGGTCAGCCGAACCGCGAAGCGGTTTCGGCTGCACCGAATTGTTAGGTTGCAGCCACAACGGAGAGAACATGGAAACCGCCGAAATTGTAGAAGTGTTTGAGAACAAGGTATGGGTTGAGCATGACATTCTGGGCGATGCCCATGTGATGCTGCAAAGCGCAGCGTCTGGCAGCGAGCCGAAATGCGCTGTCACAGTGCGATATGCGTATCCGTACATCGACAACGCGGCGCGCGACCAGATTGCTGTGCGGGTTGCTGAAATGTTTGGCGCAGTGAAGCCCATAGAGTTTCGTTTCCGCGAACTGCAACCTAACGTTTGAGTGCAGCGGCGGCTGAAAGCCGTCCGCTGGCACGAACAGTTAGGTTACGAACTACGAGGACATGACATGAAACTCGGATCGCTCAAAATTGGTTGGACTCGGCTCGACGAAAGCGAGCGGCTGAATCTTGGCCTCGGACCGTGGCCTCCGGGCTGGGAAGCGTTTTTCATCGAATGGCGCGGACACGGCTTGATGCTGACTGCACGGCCACGCAAGGAGTCGTCGAAATGAGTGGCAACCTGTGCCGCGACTGCGGGCTTGACCACAGGACTAGCTTGGACGCACTGCGCTGCACCGAGCGCGTGGCAGACGCGTGCGGCTGTGGTCATTGCCCGAACTGCAAGATGGCTGCGAGTTGGCGCGCACATCCAAAATACGAACCACCACCTGAGCAACCTAACGATTAAGTTGAGCTGCGGCCCGGATGGGCCGTCAGCTCGGACGCAGTGTTAGACCCAAGGCCAAGAGGAAGGACGATGCTTAAATGGATTGCAAAACGCGTATACAACCGATTTGACCCGGTGTGGCTTTGCCTTGTCGCGCTCGCGTGGAGGGATCACCACTGGTTCGCGATGGCGGTATTTACGGTGGTCGGCATCCTTGTATCGGCAACCATTGAGGTTATCGCGAAACACAGGCCTAACACCCAAATTCAGCGGGCGCCGTAGGCGATCCGCTGGAATGCAGAGTTAGGGCACAAACAACCGGAGAAACGATGATGGCATGTGACATTTGCGGAGCAAAGGGACTGGAACATATTGCGCTGCTGGAGTGCTACCAGACCGCCGAGATAAAGACGATTTGCCCAGGCTGCGAAAAGATCGTGAATGACGAGGCTCGCGAGCTCGGCACATGGGCACAAAGAGTACACGAAACGCTGTGCAAGCGATTCATGACCAATCGACGGACCAATTTCTTGGGGCCTAACACGAGTAGACCGCACTCTGCAATCTAATCCGTCCATCTAATCCATCCGCATAACCAGAGAAACTAATGACAACTTACACAGCCGAGGAAATGCCATGACGCTGCCGAAGGATGTAGCCGAGGCCGTGGATTCGCTGAATCGGCGCGCGCCAGACGCCGCATGCCAGATCATCCGCGCCCACCTGCTGATCCAGGACGCGGAGATTGAGCGGCTGCGCGAGGCGATGGAGCCGAAGCTGCGCGAGCTGCACTACGACGCAAATGGGCTGCGCGCGACATTGGACGGCGGCGCGTGCAAGGCTCTAGCCGAGTCATTCGCCGAACAGTTCAATTCGTCCGGAGCGGTCAATTATCTGGATGTCGAGTTCACGACGGCGGATGGTACGGGCTTCGTTGTGACGGTGCAGAAACGTGCCAAACCAACCGCGCACGAACTTCGCCGTCTCGCCGAATCCCGCCTCGCTGCGGCGGATGCGCTGCTGCGGGACATCAAGGATTGGGACGTTAATCAAGCGCAGGGGACGTACCTGATGGTGCCGCTCAACCTGCGCAAACGCATCCAAGCCCACCTTTCGGAGAATGCCGATGTACAGCCCTAAGACCGCGAACACGACCGCGAAAATCTGCACGCTCAAACGCGACAACCTGACCGTTGGTGATCACTGGTGCCTAGTTGGAGATGACACCGTAACCATCTGTCGGCAGAAAACTGGCGCGAGCGCGGAAGCAGAAATCACGATGACAAAGCGCGACTTTAACCGCATCGTGAAGTTCTACGCGACGCCGACCAAGGACCCCACCAATGACCGCGCCTAGCCTGCTGGATGAGCTTGAGGGGGTCGTGCGGCTGATGGATGCTGCATCGTTCGTTGACCTTGACTGGGACTGGCGGCGTGATGATGACGACACGCCCGGCTCCATTTTCACGCACTCGTTTGGCGGGATGCACCAGGCGGTTGCGATGTGTCCGCGCTACGGCAAGGACAGCTTCGCAGCAGACGCAAGCTACATCGTCGCCCTGCACAACTTCCTCCGCACCCACCACGCCACCCTAGCCGACATGGCGAAGCGGCTGGAGGCGGCGGAGAGGGATGCGGCAAGGTATCGGTGGTTGCGGGGTGGTGATAGCCGCCTCGCTGTTTGCGATGAGGACACGAGTTACTACCTCGAACAACTCGACGCCATCGTCGACGCCGCCACACAGGAGGGTGAGGGATGATCGAAGCAGAGCCGCGCGGAGATTACGACTTCAGCCGCGACAAGGATGCGCTAGTCGTCTCAGATGATAGCGGCCAGCGAATCGCGCTCTTTCTGGATGCGCGGGGGGGTGGGCGCGACATCATCAGTGTTGCAGTGGATATGCCTAACTGTGCCGGATCGCGCTGCTACGCCATCGACTTCAAGTGGCTCATAAACCACTTCCGGAAGCTGGAGCCAGAGCGGGAGGCGGGCGAATCGTGAGCGAGATAGCCCTACTGACGTTCGCCCAAACGTCCGCCAAGACGGCATGCGGGCGCACCAGGATTTACTCGAGCATCGCTGCCGGGACGTTCCCGAAACCCGTGCGCGTGGGTTGCCGCTCGCTGTGGGTGAAGTCGGAGGTTGAGCAATGGATTGCCGACCGCATCGCCGACCGCGACATGGGTGAAAACGTGGGTAGCCGCAACGCCGCATAGCAAAAAGCCCCGCAGATACGGGGCCTTAGCTTCACATGTTGGCGGAGAGAGCGTCCGCGAGCGGCGTATTCTGTTTCATCCCATGATGTTCCGCAAGCCTTGATGCATCGGGGCTTACGAGGGTTTCGTTGTTCTATCGCGTCTCGCCCGATTCGGTACAATCCGTGTCCGCAACATGGGTAGGGACATGGGTATGGCGAGGGCGCTCAATCGGCTGTCAGCGCGTCGCGTGGCGACCGTGACGGATGCAGGGTACTACGCCGATGGGGGCGGCCTCTACCTTCAGGTGACACCGACCGGCGCGAAGTCGTGGATCTTCCGATTCGCCCGGCACGGCAAGACTCGAGACATGGGGCTAGGGCCGACGCATACCGTGGGGCTTGCTGACGCGCGCACAGAGGCCGCCCTTGCCCGGAAGGCACTGATTGACGGCGTTGACCCGCTCGAGGCACGGCGGGCCGCGTTGGCGACCAAAGCGGGCATCCCGACGTTTGCCGAGGCGGCGGCTGAGTACATCGCCGAGCAAGCCAAAGGCTGGACCAATGCGAAGCACGCCGGCCAGTGGACGAACACGCTCGAGACATACGCGATGCCGACGATTGGCACCAAGCCGGTGGACGCGGTGGACACCAATGACGTGCTGGCGATACTGCGCCCGATATGGGAGAGCAAGACCGAAACCGCGACTCGGATACGTCAGCGCATCGAAGCGGTGCTAGATGCCCAGTACGCGGCCAGGCATTGGGACAAGATGAACCCAGCGCGCTGGCGCGGTCACTTGGCCAAGCTACTACCCAAGCCGTCAAAGGTGAGCAAGGTGCGCCACTTCCCGGCCCTGCCCTACGCGCAACTGCCGGCCTTCATGGTCAAGCTGCGGGCCAATAGCTACACCGCCGCTCGAGCGCTCGAGTTCCTCATCCTGACGGCGGCACGCACGAACATGGTCAGCAAGGCACGCTGGCCGGAAGTCGATGGCAAGCTATGGACCGTGCCGGCGTCGCGCATGAAGTCCGGGGAGGAACACCAGGTTCCGCTGTCGCCGTCCGCCGTGGCGCTGCTCGAGGCCATGCCGCGGATCAAGGGCAGCGATGCCATCTTCCGTGGCGACCGCGGATTGAAACGCCACATGAGCAACGCGGCAATGGATGCCCTGCTCGAGCGCATGGGCTACGCGCACGTCACGGTGCACGGCTTCCGCTCCACGTTCAAGGACTGGGCAAGCGAAGAGACTGACTTCGCGAACGAAGTCAGCGAGTCTGCCCTCGCGCATGTGATCGACGACAAGACTGAAGCGGCCTATCGGCGTGGCGCACTGCTGCGCAAGCGACGCGCGCTGATGGAAGCATGGGCGGTGTATTGTGCCCCGGCCATCGGTCCCGCCTGACTTGCGGCGCCGTCATTGACTGGCACCCATCGGCTTTGTCCTGACGACCGGGGCGTTATCCATTATCCCGACAGGCGGATAACGGCGATGTCGGCGGGCGACTTGCAAGTTATTCAGCCGGATTCGCAAGCGATGTCGGCGCATGCCTACCGCTTCGGTGCGAGTTTCGCCTTCGCTGGCGCCGGCCAGCAGCCCAGCTTCACTCCCGTTTCGTCGTGACCCTTTATCTGGCGTGCGGTGCCATCGGTCAGCACGTCTTGCCGATCCGCAAATATCGGCTTCCACGGCGTGCAGAAGTCCGTCTTGACGACGACGCGGTCAGCGCACCCAGCCATCATCGCGAAGCTTGCCAGCAGCAGAGGCAGGGTCAGCGCCTGCCACTTTCTGCGGCGGAGCGTCGGGCAGCCTAGCGGTTTCGACTTCGACTTCATGGCGCACCTCGTTGGCCTTGACCTGCTCTGTGGCCGCCGTGGCGGCCTCCTGCGCGGCTCGCGTCTTGACCTGCTCCGCTGCCTTGCCTTTGGCGCGGCCGTACAGCACGGCGGCAGCCAGCGCGGCCAGCAGTGCGCCGGCTGCGATCAGGTAGCCCTTGAGGTTGGCCCAGAGCGTCATGCCAGCCACCACGCGATGACGACCTGCAAGACAAGCCCGGCGATGCAGGCCGCTCCGATACCACGCATGGCACGAAGGTCATGCCTGCGCCGTCGCTCGATGCGGATCATCGGAAATACCCCAGGCACAAGTTGCGCTCGTCGGTGCGCCGGTTGCGCAGGCCTTGCATCGGCTGCCCGCCGCCATAGGTCCACCCGACCACGTTGCCTCGCTTGTCCAGCGCGTCGGTCAGTTGCAGGCAGGCGCCCGTCACGTCGCCAGCATTCGCGCGCGCCTGCAGTGTGCTGCCGCAGACCACTCCTGCGCCGAGGTTGAATGCCGCCGAGACAAAAGCCGCCCGCTCACGCTCCCGCAGCGGCACATGGATGCACCGCGATACTGCGGCATCGGCCTCGGCCATATCCTCGCGCAGAAACGCCGCGCATTGATCGTCGGTCGCCGTGTCGCCGGCTTTGACGCCGCGTGTGTGGCCGGTGCAAATGGTCCACGTCTGGCCCGGGGCATCCCAATACGCTCGATGCGTTGTGCCTTCCCATTGCGGGATAAGCGCGCCGGCAATCACAGCCGCGACTGCGCCACTGGCCGCGAGTTTCTGCCAGCGCTTCACAGTCCTTGATCCTCAAGGCGAGCGATGATGACCAGCGCGCAGATCAGCGCGCCGCCAGCGAACACGGCCCACTCGGGGATCAATCCGAGCCACGGCACGATGGCACCACTGGCCGCCAGTCCGGCAGCCACGGCACCGGCAATTGCCCCGCCGCCGGCGACTTGCACGGAGCGAAGTTTCCCTGCCTTGCGCCAGTCCTGTATCAGCTTCATCGTTCCCTCTCCATCCGTCGTGATTCGTCCACCGCCTGGCGGCGCAGCAGCTCGGTCTGATTGGCCTCAAGCTTCGTCACGCGTTGGCTCAGGTCAGGCAAGCCGATCAGCGACGTTTGCAGCGTCCCGACCTGCACGCGCAACTCGGCCAGCGCCACGTTCTGCGCATTGGTCGCTTCGTTCTGTTTCCACAACATCCCGACCACGCCGATGATTCCGGCGAGCATCAGCCCCTGCATGATCGTGCGCACTGATGCTCCCCATTCTTTGATGACGGCGTTCACCCGATGACCTCCGGTGCCAAGATTTCCGCCACACGCTCCGGCTCGATGAACCCCTGCTGCGCGAGATACCCGACGTACTGCGCCGTGTCCGGGTCGGTGACGTCAATCTCCTGTGCCAGCTGCATCATTGCGTCGGCGTCCTCAATGATTGGATCAGTAGACATGGCAGCACGCACGGCCAGCCGCTCGGCCTGCGTGAATCGGCGCAGGAACGTGAGTTTGGTCATCGTCGTTGACGTGACCGGCTCCGGCTCGGGCAGCGGCTCCGTTGGCTGCGGCACGAACTGCCCGTCCGTGTACTCCCCGCCGAGATAGGCGCCATCCGTGGCTTCGACAACCGCTTCGTAGCCGAGCGTCGCGGCAAACGACAGCTCGGCGTCGATGATGTTTGCGACGATGCCGCCGCTGATAAGTGCGATGCGCATAGTCACTCCCACCACGTCACGATGCAGATGCCGGAGCCACCGTCGCCGCCGGCACCGCCGGCGCTGCTTCCGCTGCCACCACCACCACCGGCGCCGGTGTTGTCCAGCCCGTCACCGCCATTGCCGGCGGACGTGGCGCCACGGGCGGCGCCTGAACCGCCGAGCGCATAGGGCTTTTCCGTGCCTGCGCTTGCGCCGCCGCCGCCGAATCCGTAGAGCCCAGGCCCGCCGTTCGATGCGGGGAACGTCACTCCGGCCGTCGGCGGCCCGCCAGCACCGCCACCAGCGCCCGACTGACGTCCTGCGGAGCCGCCGCCAGGGTTCGATGCCTCGCCTACGCCATCAGCACCGAGACGAAAACCGGTGACGTTTTCCCCGCCCGCGCCGCCGCCGGAGCCACCGCCCACGACAGCCGGCGCGCTGGCTGTCAGTCCGCCACCTCCGCCCCCGCCGCCATAGGCGACGAGATCGCCGAAGCTGGTACTGCCGCCTTGGGAGCCGTTGCCGCCAGGTGTGTTATTCGGCCCCGACGATGGCCATGTGCCGCCGGCGCCACCAGCGCCAATAACCACGGCAACATCACCAGTCACCGATACAACCCGCGAAATGACCTGACCCCCGCCGCCGCCGCCCCCGGACGAGTGGTCGGCGGAAGAAATGAAGCCAGCACCGCCACCCCCGCCACCCGCGCCCACCTCGAACACATGCACGCTGTCCACGCCAGCCGGGCGCACCCATGTGCCGGACGTCAGGAACACCTGCTGCTTGAGGGTTTTGCCTGAGGAACCTCCGCCGGAGACGTCAATCTCCCCGATCTGCCCTGGCGCGGTGTATCCGAGCACAAGCGTCACGACGTCAGCCCTTGATGACCGGCAACAACGGCTGGAACACGAACGACGTCGGCGACAGCGCCGAGCCGACTTGCTGGATCAGGTTGCCGGCGGTGGCTGGTGCGGTAGACGTCACTGCGCCAGACGTGGCCGCCGAGAGGTACACCGACGCGCCCGTGGTGAGACCAGATACGCCACTCACGACCTGGCCCGGAAAGTAGACCGTGGCGTCAGCCGGCGAGGCTGTAGAGGCCAGCACGAAGCCATGCGCCGGCTTGGTTGCATCGGTGGCATTGGCATTGCGCGCAGTCGGCGTGCCGCTGCTATCAAAAATGTTCACCAGCGCCCCGGCGGACAGCGCTTCGGACGTCGGGAACGTCTGCGAGGCTTCGCCGATGCCGGGTGGCAACAATGTGGAGTCGAGCACGCCGGATGCGTTGAGTGCCGGCAGCTTGCCGGCATCAGCGGCACCGGCGCTTGTGGTGTTCGGCGTCAGCTCCTTGGGCAGGCTGGTGGTCGGATCAAGGACGAGGACTTTCTGGGTTGCCATGGGGTTACCTCAGTGTGGCCGGCTGGATGCCGACGCGGATGGTGGTAGGGGAAACGACGCGGGCGACTTCGACGATGGCGCCGGTGGCAGGTGCGGATTGGGTCAACGCGCCGCCGGTCAACGCGCAGTAGATGCGGCCGGGCAGCCACGACCACGCCGGCTCGGTGAAGTCGCGCGAGGTCACGATCTGCACCGGTGCGCCAGCAGCGGCCGCATGCGCCGTCACGCCGACGATGCGCGAGACGTCGGCCGGGCTGGTCAGGTCGGGGTAGTAGGCGTTGCCGGCGCCGTCGAGGCTGACCACGCGGGGATACGTCAGGTCAGTGAGTGCGGTGACGGTGAGGGTTGGCAGGTCGGCTTGCGTGACGGGGCGCGTGCCGGAGACGCGACCCTTGGTATCGCGGGCGATGGCAAGGAGGGCGCCGGTGTTGGAGTCGGCCAGGTCGGCCAGATCGAACGAAACAACGCCGGTGCCGCTGTCGGAAGCAAGGTCGAGCGTCGTGGTCGAGAAGGCACCTCGCATCGGATGCCAGCCCTTTTTGCCGGCGCTGTCTGACCCGTAAAACTGTGTCGGCTTGGCTTCGTCGACGTCGCCCCAAAGTTGCACTTGCACGACACTCGGCAGCACACCGTAGGTCGACACCGAATTGATGCCAACGACCTTGCCGACCTCGGCATTCTCCTGCGGGGGGATGTTGGCCACGGATCCGTCAGGCGAGCCAAGCGCACGCGCAATGGCTGCGATTTCGGCCTGCACGTCCGCATCGGATTCCGTCTGCACGACGTCCAGCGCGCGCAGCCAGTTGTACCACTCACGCGTCGGGTGCCCCGTACCGTCAACGAATGGTGCGTTGGCGCGTGGAATGAGGTATTTCGCGGCCATTACCCACCCACTGGCGGCACGATGTTCTTGATGCCGATGGCCACCCAACAAAACGGCACGGCGTTGGTGATCCCAGACGGCGCGCCCGATCCTTCCGCCACGTCAAACGTGGCCGTGAAGCCTGTCGCGGTGGGTGCCGAAGTCATGGCCGAGACGACGTTGCCGCCGGCCTGTGTCGACGCATAGGGAGTGATCGTCACGACCGGCGGAGAGGTGAACGCCTCGTCGAACGCCACGGCCTGCGTCGTCTGATGCGCGCCACTGGCGGGCGCCGTCGCCGTACCCCACTGCATGTAGAACTTGTTTGCGTTGGCGGTCGTGCCGGCCTGGAACGACTTCGTGCCCACCACAATGTCCGGCGCCGTCGGCGTGGGCGTGCCAGGCAATGCGCCCCAATAGGCCAGTGTGCCGTCGGAATACAGGACGTTGCCGCTTTCCCCGGTCGGGTCGGGAATTTGTGCAATGCCATCCCACGACAGATTGGATCCGTCGTTCGTGAGGAACTTTCCGACTTCCAGCGGCGGAATCACCGAGCCGGCATCAGCGCCTGACTGGATGTGGTTGCGCGTCTCCAATGTCACGCCGCCAGCATCCTTGAGCATGGCGCCATACTGCCCGTCACCCCAGATGTCGTTCTGCGGGCGCCCAGCGGCATCCAGCGGCACCGGGTTGGGGTTGGCCGTGGTCAGGTCTGGGTCGGAATACGTGATCTTCGGCGTGGTCAGGTTGGTTTCGTAGAACGCAATCGAGCCTCCCGCATTCACCCGTCCATCGTTGAGGAAGTACTGCGTGAACTGGCCTAGGAGGCGGTAGCTGGACATGACGGTTCCTTCAGGCAAGGTGCTAGGCTTGATGCCCGTTGACAAAAAGCCCCGCACGGGGCGGGGCTGGGGTAATGAAAACTCGGATTTCGATGGTTCTGGCTGCCGTGACTGGCTTGGCATTCGCGACGTCAGCCTATGCGGCAACCGCGTATTGGACGGGCCGGTCGGAGATGGTGCAGACCGTGACGTTCAAGATGGCGTGGAAGTGCGAATACCAGTACAACGGGCAGATGCTTTACTTCATATTCGAGGGACGCTGTCCTCCAAGCGTTCAAGTGCAGTAATCACGGCCTGCGCGCCGGCAAGTTCGTCGGGCTTTCGCTCACCAGCAACTTCCACTGCGGGTACTGCTTCAGCAGGGCTGGTGCGCGGCTGTTGTTGGCCTTGAGATAAGCCCGGATCATGGATGCGGCCTGCTGCGGCTCAATCATGCCCTTCGCATAGGCATCCATGATGCGCGAGTTAACGACGCTGGCCGCCTTGTTGATGAACGCGCCAATGCCGGCGCCAGCCGCCGCGCCAGGGAAGCCGCCGAGACTATGCCCCAGCGCCGCGCCAGCCACTGCAGCAACGCCGCGCGCGCGGCCTGTGGGGCCGCCAAGGGTTGGCCCAAGCAGACCGCTGGCGAGTGAGCCCTGCGCGTTGACGTTGTAGGCGGTGTCAGATCCGGGAAAGCGCAGGCTGTTGGAAATGCCGCGCTGTTTCAGGCTTTCCTGCAGTGCGTCGAGTTCCGCTCGCGCTTGCGGTGACACGCCGTACCGGCCGCGATCAACGGACGCCAGGCCGCGATTAATGTCATTCAGCGAAAGTGGTGCAGCTCCAACTGAATTAAGAGCGCGGTTATCGACAGGCTCAAGAATTGCCCGAGCCGCCGCCATGGTATTGATGGGCGTCGAATGCTTGGCATACGCGGCCAGGTAATCAGAATACCCCGGCGCGTGCTGTCCGATAACGTCGACGATTTTATCCCGAATAGGTGCAACGCCAAGCGCCTCTTGTGGGGTTGCCCGCTTGCCGGTCGGGCTGACCAGAAAATCATTGACATTCTGCCGGATGGAATCTAGCACGTCGGCCGGGACGAGGCCACGCGTGTTGCGCGACTGCTCGATGGTGGACGCGATGTCATCCAGCGCCTTGCGCACCGCCGGCCGCGCGCCCAGGCCCGTGTTGCGCGTCAACGCGATCGCGCGAAGCACGGCGCTGGGCTCGATCATGTTCTGGTCGACCCGGCTGAAGGCTTCGCCGAACGCGTTTTGCGCCCGCTTCGTCGTCACGGTGTCAGCCAGTTCCTGCAGCGCCGCCACCGCATCATCTTCCTGCAGCGTGCCGCCACGAACCTGCGCGACCACCTTGCGCGCCTTCTGCAGCGCGTCGAAATCAGCGGACGGCATGCGGCCGGGATTGCCCAGTACGGAATCCAGCGGGCTCGCTGCGGCGGTCCAGCGCGTCAGCGGCGTGGCCGGTTTCAGATGCTGTTCAATGAACGGCTGCACGGCGGCGGTGCGGGCTTCACGCGCAGCCTGCATAGTCGTGTCATCGCCCGCCTGCCGGCGCAGCACGTCAAGGCGCGCCGCGTTGTTCTGATTCTCGCGCTCCACAAGCTGCGTCTTGTACGGCGTGTTCCCCAGCGCCTTCTCTGCGGCGACCGCGGAAGGCGACGGCGCGGCTTGCGCGGTGGTCGGCATCACGCCGGGTACGGTGGAACCGGCTGCGTCGAGTTTCGCCAGCGTCGCCGGGTCGGTGCCGACCAGTCGCGCCAGGTTGTTGCGCGCGATGACCTGTGGCGCCACGACGTGCTGACCCAGGCTGTAGAGCTCGCTGACACCGCGTGCGGCCAGCGGCAAGCCGCCGCCAAGCAACGTGCCGGCGCCGACCTGCATCGCCTTCTCGCCCGCAAAGCCGCGATCGCCGATTGTGGGCTGCACGCCGGCGACAATCGCGCCCTGCGTTGCGCCAGAGATAGCCTTGCGGCCAAGCTGCCACCCTGCGGGCAAAACCTTCGACACCACATCGCCAGCCGCCTGCAACCCCTTTACAGGGCCGGACAGCGCGAACGGCAGCACTTCGCCGATGGTGGCGCCCACCACGCTCGCCGTATTCGTCGGCACTGCCGCCTGATAGTCGCGCTCACGCGCCGCCGCTTTCGCGTCGAAGTTGGCATTCGTACCGGCGATGGCCTCACGCACCACGTTGCCCTGCGGCAGCGTCGCATCGGCCAGCGCGCCCAGGCCGTGGCCGACAAGCTGCGCGCCGCCCACCACGGCATTGCCCAGGTGGTGAACAACGGCGTCCCCCATGTTGTTGCCAAAGTCGTTCACCTGCTGAAAGGCCGTGCGTTCCGGGCCAGGGATCACGCCGCCCTGCACGTTGCTGAAATCGGCTCGCGGCTGCGCCGGCGCGGCCTGCTGGTAATTGGCCTGCGCATACGCCAGCACCTGCTCCTGCGTCGCGCCCTCCGGCGCGTTGACCGTGTAGGCGTTGCCATCCGGCGCCGTGACCTTGAAGGCCGGCATTACTGCACCCTCTCGATCGACCAGCCGCCAGCGGCGGGCGCGGCCGGAGCTGCGGGCGCTGTGGCCTGCGTCGGCATCGCGTCGGGCTGCTGTCCGGAGAACTGCGCGCCCTGCTGCTGCAGACGCTGCACGCCGTTGGCGACGACGCCGCGGAACTCCTTCAGCGCCGCAAGGAAGTCATCAGCGCTCTGTGCGGTGTCGAGGCGCGCCATGGCCTGCGTGGCCTTCTGCCCTTCCACCTCAGTGATCTGGCCGCCGCCCTTGAGCGTGTTGTACGCCTCAAGGAACGCCTTGCCTTTGATCTGGTTGAGGACGGCGTTGAATGCTGCCGCCTTCCCGCCCGGCATGTAGGCGCGCGGGTCGAGTTTGCCGCTGAGGCCGGTCATAAGCTCAAGGCCGGGGCTGGTGATGGCCTTGTCCAGCACGGCCAGCATGTCGTTCGCGTTGGCGAGCTTTTGCGGGTACGCCTGCAGGAACGTGGACGCGGCCTTGGCCTGCTCTTTCGCCGCCTCGGAACCACCTGCCTGATGGATGGCCGCCTGCGTCTTGATCGCCTCCGTCTGTGGCAGGAACTGCAATCCGACCCGCTGCTTGGCCGCTTCCGTCGCGGCTGCCGTCTCTTCCGGCGACCGGCTGACGGCGAGTCCGGGGTGGCTCGTCGGCGTTTGCGACCCGTAGCCGTTGGCCGCCATCTGCTGGCGCAGCCACGCGTCCGCTTGCGCGATGTTGGCGCCCGGGCCGCCTTGGTTCGCAATCTGCGTGGCCTGCGCCATGATCTGCTCAGGCGTCATCCGTTTCGGCGCGGGCTGCCCCCCCATCGGCGACAATGCGCCTGGCGCGGTCGTGCCACCCATCGGCTCAAACTGACCAGTCTGTTCGTTGTAGATCTCGAACGCGCCGTTGCGTGGGTTCGTGCGGCCGATCCGTTCTCGGCCATCGGCACCCGTGATCTTCTGGAACCCAATGCCGGCGCTGGATGCGCGTCCTTCGCGTCCAAGCGCAATGTTTGCCGCCTGTTGATATTCAGGCGTTCCCGGCTGCAATCCGGCGGCGCGCGCGGTCATCTCGAACTGTTGGAATCCGGTCGGGAGAGACTTGTCCGGAAGCATGCTCAACTGCGCAATTCTCGCCTTGGCCTGTTCGAACATCGGCTCGGCTTCCGCGAAAGTCGCGGGTGGCTCCTGCCCAAAGCGGGCAAGAAAGGGGCGACCCTGTTGATAGGCTGCCTCCACAGCTCCGGGATTACCTGTCTTTCGAGCGTCATCGATGTATTTGATCAGGCCCTGCATGCGCTTCAGTTGCTGATCACCGGCACCCTGATACTTCTGAGCCGCAGCGGGGTCGATCGCGGCCGCCTGGTCAAACGCCTGCGGATTGCCAGCAATGATCTGCGGCGCAAGGTTGCGCAGATTGCTGAGGTCGGCTTCCTGCTGACGCGCCACACGTTGCCGCTCCCCGAGAATCTGCCCCTGCTGGAACGACTGCATGATGTTCGGCTTGTCGATTGCCGCGTTGACGTCATAGATGTTTGGCATCAGACACCCGCCCCGATCGTTCCCGGCCCAAAGGAGAAGTTGGATCCGCCGTTTTTGTAGTACTGACCGACCGCGTTACCAAACTGGTTTCCGAAGTTGCTCCACGCGTTGGCGGTATTGGCAAAGCTCGATGCGCGAGCTGCGGCAGCATTGCCCAGGTTGTTTCCGATGTTGGCGGCCATACCCATGCCGAGACCGCCAAGATTCGTGGCGCTCGTCTGACCTTGCCCCGCCATGCCAGCCAACTTGTTCCAGTAGTTCGTGGCGTATTGCGTTGCCAACCCCTGTCCAAGCCGGATGCGGTCAGCATCGGCACCGCCGCCCCACAGGTTTCCGTGAGCCGTAGCGCCACGATCCAGCGCTTTGGTGCCCTGATCAACGGCGAACGTGTAGTCCGGTGACTTGTCGAAGCCGGACGTGTCACCAGCCAAGAATGCCTGCTGCAAGTTGACGGCGTTCTGACCGGCCTGCAGGAACGGCATTTGGTCTTGGCGCGTCAGGTCGAACTGGCGTCGTTCCTCTTCCGTGGCGGCGTTGGCGGCACGTTCCTGTGCGTTGGCACCAGCACGGCCCGCTTTAGACTGCTGGTTGGCACTATAGGCGCCAACGACCGCCGCAGCGGCGATTCCCCAAGGCATGTCAGTTCTCCTTGCCGGCCATGGCGCGGCGAGTGGAAATCATCTGAAGGGCCATGTCGCGGCACTCTTCCAGCGTCAATGCGCGATGGCCCTTTGTGCCCGCGCCCGGGTGCACCTGCATCGCCATGAGCGAGGCGAAGTACATGTCGAACGGAATCATTTCGTCGTCGCGCAGCGGTGACATGAGACGGTCTCTCCGGATGCAGATGATCAACGTGATGCGCGGCTCGTCGCTGTCATTGGTCACCCAATGCAGGTGCGAGTTGTCGAAGGTGTAGAGGTCGCCCGGCATTGGCCGCAGCTCGGCATCTTCAAAGCAAAACGCCTGTTGCTGGTTGCCGGCAATCTGGATCGCGAACTTCTCGTAGTGCCCGGCGTGCCATCCGGTGTCGATGTGAGGAGCGACTTCGCCGCCAGGCGGAATGCGTGTGATCAGCACACCGCCGAGCTGCTTGCCACCAACGTCGCGCATGACCTTGCGCACCAGAGACCACGCCGCAGGGATGTCCGCGATCACCGGATACCAGCTCGATTCGTGTCGCGCGTTGAATGCCTGTACGTCGCCGGTGAAGTTTTCCCACGCGTTGTAGCGCACCCAAATGTCATCGACCGCCTTGTGCGGCGTTTTGTAGCCCTGCGTGCGCATCGTGTGTTGGTTCCAGACTTCCGGATGCGCGGCCAGCTGCTCGATCAGCGGATGTACGTCGTAGCCGCTGGCGACGTGGCGAATGGATGTCATCCGATGGTCCCCTGCACCACGACCGCGCCGCCCAGCAAATCGCGCTTGCGCGGGCTGGAACACCGGATACGCAACACACGCTGCCGGCACGATCCCAGACGTGTGAACGCCACACGCTTGCCGTATTCGCCCACCTCGCCAATCGGCTCCTGATCCCAATTCGACCAGGTGTAGCCACCGTCGTCGGAGTACTGCAGACGCACGTACTGGTCTTCTTCCTCGCTATCGCCAGACTGCGCTTGCCCCGTTGCCATGATCAGCTCGACACGCGGCACCAGCAGAAGGTTCTGGTTGCCCGACAGCACACCCGTGGTGCGCTCGGAAATGAACTTCTGGTCGCCTTCCTTGATGTAATTCCAATCCATCTGCCAGATCTTCCCGGTCTGGAAATCCCCAACGATCCATTCCCCATTCCACGGCGTCATGGAGTTGACGCGCCAGCGATTGAGGCCGTAGGACGCGCGCCGGTGCCACAGGCCGCTGGAAACGTCGAAACCCCACGTCGTGCCATCGGGGAACGTCCAGTAGCACACCTTGTGCCCGGCGCTTTCCCACACGAAGGCAAACGCCTGATCCCAGTTCAGATGCTCGATGGCCTGTTCAATGGGGCGCGTGGAGATGCGCTGCGGTGAGTAGCCGTTGAGACGATAGAAAATGCCGTCATCGCCCAACCAATAGACCGTGTTGTCCATCGTGGCCACGGTGTAACGACCACCGCACCCACGCGACATCGTGATGCGCTTGGTGCGGAACGGCTGCTCCGTTGCACCTGTGTTCTCGAAAAACTCCGTGGTGCTGGTGGAAAACAGCACCAGTTCGTTGTTGCTGACGGCCATCGACACCAACAGGTCGGGCGACACCTCGGAGGTGAACCGATCCAGCGTGTTGTAGTCAGTGGCGTTCGCGGGCGCCGAATTGAACGCGAAGCGTCGCGCGGGCTCGATCTGCACGATGTAGCCGTCGATGAACACCGCGTTGATGGCGCCGGGATAGCCGTCGTCCGTGATGCGCGCGAACGTCTTTGCGGCCGTGTCGTAGACGTAGCCGGACGAGCCGTTGACGATGACCAGTTGGTTGCCTTGAGCGATCTGGTTGTGCGCGAATGTCACGCGGCCAACGCCAGGAACCGCGCCGAGGAAGGTCACTTTCCCCGACGGCGCAATCTGCACGAAGTCCTGGCCGACCACAGCGAACAAGCGGCCCTCGCAGTTGTACGTGCCCCGCACCGGCTTGGCGGGCAATGACATCTCGCCGGTGAACAGCTCCATCTCGCTAAGCCCCGGCGGCGTCTTGAGCTTCGTCGGTGTGCGGGTGCCCGGCTGCTCGGCCTGCACCGGCAGGTAATTGAGGCAGTCCTGCACCGACCACGGCTTGTCATCGTCCGCGTAGAACCCGCCGACGATAGGAACGGCCGTCATCTTCATCCGACGTACCAATCCTGGCCATCAAGGTCGCCACGCGCCACGCTCGCTGGAATAGGTGCGTCAAGAATGGGACGAATAGGCGTGGCCACCGCTTGATCGCGGCGCAGGTCAGCAAGCGTTTCCAGTGCGACCTGCACCACTGCAGCCGCCGGATCCACGCCGTATTCGGGCGCCAGACGGAGCGCGAGGTTGTACGCAGCCGCATCCAGCGCCTCATCCGGCAGCGGCAGATCATCGGACGGGTTCGACACGGGCGACCAGCCGAGCGACAGCGTGTTGGCCTCCCAGCGGCGCACCAGGCCATTCAGTGCCGCGATGCCGGTCTGCATGTCCGACGCCTTGACCGGCTGCCGCGCGTCGATCACCTGGATCAGGCGCAGCGCGCGGGCGACAAGCTCCTCGGTCTTCATTACGGCGCGAGGATGCCGGCGACGCGAAGCTTGGCAAGCAACGCGTTGAAATCGGCGACCAGCGTAGGCACATCAGCCGCCACGCTGTCAGCCTGTGCAACAGACTGCTTGACGATGCCGGCAGTGGTCGTGGTAGCGGCCGGGACGCTACCGGAACTGCCGACGAAATCGGCAATTTCCTGCAAGGAAACGGTCGATTTGAAGCCGTTTTCCTGTGACGCGTAGAGCTGGGTGTTGGCATTGGCCATGATGGTCTCCAAAAAAAAGGCCTCCCGAAGGAGGCCCTGAAGGGTTGCGGCGATGGGTTACGGGGTGCCGTCGCCCTGAGTGACTACACCGGCGTTCGTGTACAGCTCACCGTCAACACTTGTTTCCGCCGTGGGCAAGTTCGACGCGATCACCGGCGCCGGCAGTACCGCGCCAACACCGATGGGTGCGACAAACATCACGCCATTGGAGCGGTCTGCCACATTGGGGTTCTTGATGTCAGCCATGGTCGTGTCTCCTTAAGCCGGGGTGAGGTTGGACGGGTCGTTGACGATGCGGGAGGCCCATTCCGTCCGCAGCGCGCCAAAGCCGTACATGATGTCGAAGCGCGTCAGGTTCATGTCGTTGATCAGGCTGGAACCCTCGACCACGCGCATGCTGATGCCCTCGAACTGACGTCGGCTGTTCTTCCAGCCCGCCAGCTCCGGCAGATCCACGCCGACGAAGGCGAAGGCCTCCGGACGGTAGGCCAGAGAAATGCCGACGCTGGATCCGGCAGCCTCCGCAATGGTCACTGCGCCGCTGTTCGTTGGGCTGGCCGTCACGTTCTGCTCGGAGCCCGTCGTGACGATGGCCGGGTAGATGCTGATGTTGCCGGCACCCCCCGCATAATCCTCGGTCACCACGAACTGGCGCAGGTAGCCGAGAGTTTCCTTGGTCTGCGGATGCACTGCGGTGGAACCAGCGAAGGTCACGATGGTGCCCTTGGTGATGATGCCCGTGCCGGTCTTGACCTTGATGCTTGAGCCGACTTGCGTGGCGCCATCCGTCGCATAGCCCGCGCCGGCACCATTGGTGTGCACTGGCATGACCGTGGACGAGTTCCAGTCGAAGCCGGAGGCGCGGCCCATCACGCCATCCTCGTACTGCGTGTCCAGCTGCTTCTGCGAGTTGAACAGGCCGGCCAAGGCGGGAACGATCGTGGTCTGCGCGGTGGAGTTGATCAGCATCTTTTTGGTGCCGGGCCCACCGCCGTTGTCCTCGATGTACTTCTTGGCGATGTTGGCATACGCGAGCTTCGTCCATGCCTTCGAGCCGTCACCGGTCTGGTTCGGGATGGACTGGTACGCGAGCTTCTGCACGGCAGCCTCGACGGACACGGCCAGATCGGCGACTTGCTGCGACAAGTAGCGACGGTCGAACTCCTCAATGTCCAGGGCGAGCTCGGCGGAGGTGTACTGCAGGTCAAAACCCACCTGATCGATGATCTTGACCGGACGCACGAGCGTCTGGAGCGGCGCCGGGGTCGACACGCGACCATGGCGAATGACGGCGTGCTGCGGGATCGGCACACGCAAGGTATCGCCGATCTTGGGCGCACCATTGCGGAACGAATCGTCGTAGGTGCGCGGAATCGTCTTGACGAACGACAGGGCTTCGCTGAAGCGCATGAGGGCGCGGTCGGCGATGAGGTCGGTAGTGAGTAGCTGGTTTCCCATGATGTATAGCCTCGAAGGATGAAGTGGTTACGCCTTCTTCCGCCACATCGCGATGCGCTGAGCCGTGGACAAATCCGGCGACATGATGTCAACCGAAGCTTTGCCGGCTCCGCTGACCGTCTTGATGGGCGGAGGCGCGGTAGTCGTTTTCTTGGGAAGCGCGGCCGTTTTCACGGCCGGAGGCGTGTCGTCAAACTGCTCGGCAATCTTGGCAATCTCGCGAATTTGCCTGATGCGAGGTAATGCCAGGATGCGTTCGGCGTCCGTCAGATGCGTGGCGAGGTGATGGGCGATTTCAACGTCGTGGTCATCGCCCATGAACAAGTCCACCAGAGGCTTGAACTCCGGGTTCGTGTTGATGGGTGAAGCTGTGACGTCTTCCCACGCGCCATCGCCGACCGTCTCTTCCAGTGCGTCGATGCGTGCTTTGAGCGATTCGATGGCACCGGCTTGCTTCTTCCGCACCGCGTCCGCTTTGGCCTGCTGCTCTTTGGCCTCGAGTGCAACCTGGACGCGATAGTCCAGGTACTTCTCTTGGTCGTAGTCGAAATCCTCAAGCGTCTTTTCAGCCTTGACGGTCGCTGCGTGCGCAGGCTCATTGGCTGGCTTGGCCGCTTGGAATTCCCTCAGCATGGCTTCGCGGGTGCGGGCCTCAGTCACTTGCCGTTCCCGTTCCAACCTTTCCTTCATCCAGCGCGGAAGCCGCTTTTCTTTCGGCTTGTCCTGCTGGGAGTCCGCGGTTGACGCGTCATCCCCTTCGTGGGGTACATCACCGGCAGCCGTCGTTTCCTTCAGTGCCGTTTCTTTCGGCGTTTCGGTCTTTGCATCCTTCGGCTTTTCCGCTTCGGGCGCCTCGACGTGCACGCGCGTGTCGGTTGATTTCAGCTCGGGAGCTTCCGCAGCCGACGCTGCGTTAGTTTCGTCAGTCATGATTCTCTCGTGTTGTCAGAAAGTCAAACGGTCAGAATCCGCCGTTGTACTGGTCGGACATATCCGGGAGTGGCGGAGCGCCTTGCACCCGCGCCATGTTGTCCAGCATCACTTGCTGGCCCGTGGCCTCGTGACCGGGAATCTTCGCGACGACCTCGGCGGTCTGCGCTTGGGTCTTTTCGACTTCGGCCGGCGTCTGCGCGGCGATTTGTTGCACCTTCGCTTGATTGAGCTGCGCTTGGCTCTGCTTGTATTGAGCCTCGGCGACGTCGCGCGGGTTCGGCTCTTGCGGCTGCGGTGGCTGCTCGCCTTCCTTCGGTTCGAGCAAGCCCTGCCCCACCAACACCTTGCGTATCGCGTTTACCGCCTCGTCGATGCCAGGCACGTCCAGCGATTTGATCAGCAGGTATTGGCCGATGGCGCCGACCGGCCCAGGCACTCGCGCGATGGCCTGCGCGGTGTCTGCCAGCTCCATGCGTGCGGTGTCGTAGCTCTTGCCGACCGTGACTGTCACGTCGTACTTGCCGCGCGAAAGATCGTTGAGGATGTACGTCTCGCCGGTTTGCTCATCGACCATCGGCTTGTTGATCTGCACATACTTCTCGGCGTTGTCCTTGCCAAGAATGCGGATCGAACGTTCCGCGTCGTAGTAGTGCGGGATGGCATCGACGAGGATTTTTCCCAGCCTCGTGAGCGCCTTCACCTGGTTGTCGATGTAGACGAAGTTCGCGATGTCGCCTTCGTTCTGCCGCGCCATGATCGCGCGGCCGCTCGACTCGTTTGAGCGCGCACCAACGGATGCGTCGTAGATGCCCAGGGTGGCCTTCAGTTCGTCTTGCGAGATGGCCGACAGGTTGGCGAGCGCCGTAGGCAGTTGCGCCATCGGCTCGCGGGACGGGGATGCACTCGGAGCGGACGGATCGACGTTGTAGAGCAACACCGGAGGATCGTCGTAGCCCAGGCGCTCGTAATACGACTCGAAGCCCTCGATCATCTTCGCGGTGGCCTTCAGCGGCATGTTCGGCAACTTCGAGACCACCTCCACCATCGACGACATCTCGAAGTTGTGGATGGTCTGCGAATCCCGGCCAAACCGCGTCATGCCGGAGTAAATCTGCTTGCCGTCGATGCTGATCAGATCGCCCCACTGCGGGACGACAGGGATCATGCAGCCGCCCCACTTCTTCGGCGCCTCGAGTTGTCCCTTGCCGCTCACCTTTGCGCAATAGACATCGTTGACGTCGACCTCGCGTCGCTGCTTGATCGTGATCGGCTCGAATGCGGGCTGTCCCGTCTGCGGATCGACCGGAGGATTCGCGAACTCATCGCTGACCGGATCGAATTCCTCAGCATCGACCACGGTGCCATCGGACAGCATGTAGATCGTTTTCTTCTTCGGCTCGATGTACCAGTAATCGGCAACGCGAACCTCGTCCTGCATCCACCACTCGCCGTCGTAGCGGTCAAGCTGCCCAGGCGCGTCGAAGTCCACCATTTCCGCGTTCGGCCAGCGCTTTTTGAACTCGCTTCGCGGGATCAGTTCGGTGATGAAGACATACCGCGCATCGGATCGGTCGAACTCGCGCGCGGCCGGGTCGAACCAGACCGTCATGGGGTCCATGACTGCGCTGATACGCAAGCATTGGTCGAAGCTGTCATCCGACTCGTAATCGGACGTCACGCGCAACACACCATAGCCACCGCCGCACGCCCACTGGAACGCCGTGTCGTAGGCGTTCTCGGCTGATGATTGCACCTCGATGTTCTTTATCAGGCCGTTGTAGACATCGGCTGTGTCCGTGTCGTTGTCCTCGACCGCACGCACCTTGATTTCCGGCTTGTTCTTGAGCTGCTGACCCGTCACCCGGCGGATCAGCTGACGAATGCGGTTGAACTCGTAGTTCGGCTTGTTGCGACGCTTCGCTGTGAGGTGGCGGTCCCACTGATTGCCGGCAACGAACGCGAATTTCATGTCCTCGACAACCTGCCGACGCTGAGTCGTGTCGAACGCGAAGGCGTCCGCGCTGCGTTCCAACATCTGCTGCGTCCAGGCATCGCGAGGCGCCGCCGTGGAAGTCTTGCGGCTTCCTTTCGGCGGGTATGTTTTCGTTGCCATGTCAGCCCTCGAAGATAGACGCGCGTGGGCCGAAGCCGCCCGGGGTGAATTGGGTGGTGGTGCTCAGATGCGGCGCGACATGCACGACAGCCACGGGTTCAGCGAATGTCAGTGCCACGGCGTCCCATTCATCCGGGCTCGGCACGCCACGCTTGCGCATGTCTTCCTTCTTCTCCAGCTGCACGCGGCTACTGCTGTCGTATTTGTAGCCAGGGCCGCACGCATCTGCCTGCAACCGATCCGAATCTGGAATATCCGCGCCACCGGGCTGCGCCAGCCAATCGCGTGACGCCATCCAAATCTCAGCACGCCGGTTTAGCGGGCCACCGCCGACTTCTTTGCCGGCGTCGTCGGTCTTGGGTGGCTCAAGCGGCTTTCCGCCGAAGTTGACCGCGCGCACGATGTCGCCGTAACCCATCTCGACAAGCCGATCAAAGATGCCAACACCAAGCCCACCAACGTCGATGAACATGCGTGCCGGATTTTCGGTGTCGATCACTTGCTTGGCCCAGCCTGCTGCCGCCATCGTGTCCAGCTTCTCGCGACGCGTGACCTTGATCACCTTGCGCCCTCGGCGCCAGGCCATGGCCGAGCCGTCGTCACCGAAGCGCGCAGGGTCCATGCCGATCACCAGAGGACCGGATTCGTCGCACTCAGCCTTGCGCGCTGCAGCAACCAACTCCGGCTTGATGAAGCTGTCGTGCCCCGACATCTGGAACGCTTCGGCGGCCGTGGCCGGGTACTCCTGCTTGAACAAACTCGCGTCCTTCAGCTCCGCGATCTTGTTGCGTCGCCATGCCAGCTGCTCGCCGTCCAGGCCGTAGAGCCGTGCGTATTCCGTCTCCTCGTCCGTCGGCACAAAGTCATCGGGAACGGCGCGTCGGTATTCCTCCTGCCAGTACCACGGCACGAAGATCGCAATGAAGTCTCCGATGCCGCGCTCCGCGTCCGTCCACTTCTGGTGGAACAGGTTGCCGATGCCGTTGGCCGTGGATTCAAGGATGACCTCGGTGTCATCCGCGTCCGGCACGGCCTGCAGCACGCCGGCGGCATGGGTGTCGGCATGCGGCCAGAATGCGACCTCGGAGCCGTGGAATAGCTGGATGGTGCTCGATCGGCCCACGCCTTTGGTGCCGGCGGTGCCGATCTTGTAGCCGCTGTCGAGCTGGTCGAAGAACAGCTCCTTCGCGTTCGCCGCGCCGGTGCTCGGTCGCACGCTTTCCGGGCAGTTGTCGTGGAAGCGGTTCACCATCTCGAACAGGTTCTGCGTCGCCGCATCCTCGTGCGTGAGGATGAACGTCCGGATGCCCTTGGCCATCGCTGTGTGGTGGTAGTACCGGCCGCCGACATACGTCGAGCAACCCTGCTGCCGTCCCTTGAGGATCAGCGCACGGACACGACCAGTGCGCGCCTTTTGCTCCTCCAGCCGCTCGTGGATGTAGCGCTGAGCGCGGTTGAACCGAAACTCGATGACCTTGCCCGACTTTGCGCGAATGTGCAGACAATGATCCGCGAAGAACGGAAAATCGCCAGGCGCGCGTTGCTTGAGTTCCCGCCGCGCACGCTCCTCCGCCAGCGCCAGCAGCTCGCGCTTTTCGTCGGCAGTCAGGGCGGTCATCAGGGGCTCGTCAGCGTCGTCGGGCCGATCACGTCTGCAGCCTCATCAGCGAACCAGCGCATAGCCCGCACGCCCAGCTCAATCAGCTGCACATACCGCTCGCCGTTGTCCAGCGTGGCCTCGCACTTGAGCACCGTCTGGCTCGGCCAGCTTGCCCGCACATCGACCGCCACGGATCGCGCGCCGGCCTGGATGCGTGCATTGCTCATCACGATCACGGACGGATCGGCGCAGCGCCACGTCACTGACATAACCGTGCGTGCCGGCGGAATCGCGCCGTTGAACTCCACAACCAAGCATCGCGACTCGCCGCGCACAAGCCGCCCATCGTGGACGCGCGCGCGGTCGTAGCCGGACGCGTAGATGCGGGTGACGCGGCCAAGTTCGGCGCATGGACCGATCGGCGGCACCGTTACGTCAATTTCCGGCGTGAAGGCAAGCAGTAGCGTCATATCGCGTTGTCCACGCCATACAAGCCGATGACCGATGATCCGGACGGCAGGTCGCACGGATCGGGCAGCCAGGCATCAGGCGGCGTGCCGTCGAGTGTGATGGCAAGGTCGCGACCCGCATCCCACGCACCGAATGCCTCTGCACCGTCTTGGCCCCACGGCCCCACGTCGACAGTGATCCCGGACACGCGCTTTGCGGCCGCGTCCTGTCCGCTCGGAGGCACGACGAACACCGCGAGTCCACCCTTGTTGCCCGCAATCTGGCTATCGCATGACGCGCTGACGACGCCCTCGGCCGACACGGCAAGCGTCAGCGCAGGCAGCTCGTACGCACTCATGTCGACCGTCACGGAATCGCCCTTACCCATCGCGGCGGCGTGCAACAGATCGCTGCTCAAGTACGCCGTAACCGTGCATGGCCCGGCGTTGAATGCGTTTGTCCAGCTCACGCTCTGCCCTCGCGTTTTGCCAGTAGCGCCGCAATCCGCGCGTCTACTTGCTCGTCGGTCAGTCCGTTGATTGGGTTATCGGGATCACTCGCGAGCGTCGTCGGTAGCACCTTGCCGATCAGCGTCAAGAACGCGGCAGGATTCGCCTGCGACTGCGCAAGCAGATACTTCCGGCCTCCGGCATCGTCCAGCGCGCCAAGGATCATCTCCTTGAGATCGCGCGTGAGCTTGTTCGGGACGCCCTTGCGGGAGCCACCGCCGGTTTTGACGCCCTTTGCCATCGCACTGAGTCTCACTATGTGACGCACAAAAAAAGCCCAGCAAATGCCGGGCCTCTGCGCAGTCTCACACTGCGCGACGGTGACAGAGTAGATAGATATCCGCGCGGGTCGCAACCGCGCACTATCGACGCCATCGAATAACTGTACTCGCACCCTAAAAATCGTTTCGAGAAAGTGCTTGACTAACGCGCGTTAGCTGATAATATCTACCCATGCCAGCCACAACGGCCTGGCGCAAACAGGAGATCGAAATGAGCAAGAATCTTTACGAAGTGACAGCGGTGAAAGATCGCTACATCAAAACTGTGACTGGAACGGTCAAAGCTGAGGAAGGCTACGTTGCACACAAAAGCTTTCAGACAGCCGAGTGCGAGCAGGATGCAATCGACGCGGTCGTAAGCTTTCACATGACGCCCGGAACCGAGTACGACTCGATCCGCGCAGAGTTCGTGCGGAAAGCATGAAACCCGACACCTCCCGCCACGACACGGCAGGCAAACAAGCCGGATGGTCCCGTGCCAACGAACGCAAGCGCATCGCTGCCGGCGGACGTCGCATGCCAGGCGGCGTGTTGCCTGCCGACGCTGCTGGTGCACTGACGACGCTGCATGATGCGGGCTATGCACCGACGCTCACAGCATGCATTGCGCGCGCGCTGGCCGACGCACTCAAGCGGTAGCCGCGCACTTCGGCTATGCACTTCTGCGGTCGCCGATTGCGTCAGACATTGCTGACCACGCACGGCCCATCGCATCCGAGCACTGCGCATATGTCCAGTCGTAGACCGCCGCCCACGTCTCACGGTAACTCGATTCCGCGAGCTGGATCATGCGCGCCCGGCTGCGATTGCTGACCTGCTGCTGGCCCGTGCCGCTACATGCCACGCATGGCATCTCCACCCCCATCTCGGACGTGACGTGGCCTCGTCCCGCGCAGCGCTCGCAGCGCCGACCCGCTTGCCCCGCGAGTAGATCGCCGTACCAGCGCCGCACCATCGACTCGGGCGCCGCGCCAAGCTCGGCCAACACGGCCTGCCGCGTGCGTGTGTATCCCGCCGACAACGTGCCCAGCTCGGCATTGTCGACCCATGCCGGCCAGCGTGCCGCGTGTGCATCGGCATACTTGCGTTGCGCGCGTCGTAGCGTTTCGCCACCAGTGTGTATCGCTACTGCCAGCACGCCGTCCAGCATTTGCTGCTCGCGCCGCATCCATTCCGCGCGCTGCATGTCAACGATCATGTCGAGCGTGCGATCAAGCGTAGTCTGCGCGTAGCCGTCGATCCAGACCATCTGCAGCAGCTCACGCCCAAGCCCGGCCGGCGTCATGCCGAGCGCGGCCGCGATGTCCTGCGGCGTCAGCTCAGGCGTGCCGCCGTGGCCGATGTCGTAGCGCACATTCGCGGGGTTGAGCCGAGCCATCATCTTGCCAACATGCATGTGATTCCCCTTTTTGCGGACAGTAGGATGTCGCGGATTTCCGGCACGTCGCCCCAACAGGCGTGATGCCCCGTGCGTACCGGCAGTGTGTGTATCTGCGCAAGATGTCGCTCCGCAGAGCGCTCCGGCGGCGTCAACACATCTGCGGAATGGCAGGCAGCATCGGGACGCGGAGCTTTGCGGGCGCGGATCATGCCATCTCCTGCATTGCAATCGGGCCGCTCGTAATCCGCACCACGACTTCCCCGCCACTGCGCACCTCGTCAGCGACAAATGGATGCGACACAAATCGGCAATCGTCAATCCGCAGCGCATCCGCCAATCCATCGCGCCACGGCTTGAACGCACTCAAACATCCGTCGTCGTCATGCTTATGGCGATTCGGCGGGTAGAACGTGAGCCACAGGTGCAGACGGCCGTCTGGCAGCTTTGCTTTCCGCCATCCGGCGATAAGCGCCAGCGCACACGCTGATGCTCGCGCTTCCTTTGCGGCTCGCGCCCTGGTCGTCCAATGCACGCGCGCATTCGGATGCAGGCAGCGGCTCGGCCACGGCAACGTGAGTTCTTTCATGCCGCCCTCCGTTGTCGATACGCGGTGTCAAGCTCTGCCTTGCATGCCTTGCAGCGGTCGAAGCAAAACCGGCCGCGCACCATCGGCCACGACGCATGGTCAATCGGCCAGTACGGGTCCGGGTCGCCTTTGCGAAGGCACGACGTGCATAGACGTTCCTCGAATTCCGGCGCGCTGCGAAACTTGGCCACCGTCATGCGGCGCGCCTCGCTTGCTCCGGCAGCGAGTACAGCCATACCCATTTGCGCGAGTGCCCGTCGCCGTAAAACGGCTCGCGTGCCAGCTTGCCGCGCCGATGCAGGTCGCACAGGTTGGCGTTGACGTGCCGGCGCTCCATGCCCAGCTCCAGCACCATCTCGGCGCTAGTGGCCGGGCCTTCGCGCAGGACGGCCTCGATTCGTTCGCGGATACTCACTTGCTTGCCCCCTTAATCGTCAAAATGCCCGCGTCGTACAGCGCCCGCAGCGTGCGAGCCAGCCCGCGCAGGGCGTAGAAAAACCAATCGGCGGACCACTTGGGCAGTCCGGGTATGCGGCCATCCAGCAGTGCGTGACACGTCGTGCAGCCATAGCAGGCACAGAGATCGTCGGGCTTGAGTCCCGTGCCGTGATTGCCGGGTAGCGGGATATGCGCCAGGACTACCGTCTCGTTCGGCGCGCACTGGAACCCCGCAATCTGCAACGTGCATTCCTGGTCCCGCGCGCTCTGCGTGACGGCATTGCTGCGGATCATGGACGTGGGTTTGCGGCTCGACCTGCGCTTAATCGTCGTGGCCTTGAGTCCGGTCTTGCGGGGTGGCATGGGTGAGCGCTTCATGCGCGCATCGCCAGCGATAGACCGGGCTGCATAGCGCCGATGCGAGCACGCGCGATCGCCACATAAGCCGTGTCAAGCTCGATGCCGACGAAGCTGAAACCTTCGGCGACCGCCGCGCGACCAGTGCTGCCCGATCCCATGAACGGGTCCAGCACCAGCCCGCCCGGCGGCGTGACCAGTCGGCACAGGTAGCGCATCAGGTCGGTGGGCTTGACGGTCGGGTGATTGTTTGCGGAAGGCGCCGGGGCGCCGCCATCGCGCCGCGTGATGTGCTGACCGCTGGTGTTGCTGACCATGCCGGACGGATGCAGCGGCAATCCATCGCAGCCATCGTTGCGGTCAGCGCGATCCGCTTTAGCACAGTAGAAGAACCGCGCCGCGCTGCCGTGGTCGCTGTAGCCATACCCAATCGTGCCGCCAGCGTTAGGTTGCCGGCCAAACACGTTGTCCGTGTTGCGGTCGCCCCGGCGGATTGGCCCGCTTGGGGATGGGCCGGTTTCGGTTGGAAACCCCGCCAGCACTTCATCGCTGCCGTCGTGGATGACGTTGGCAGGCCAGCGGCCTGTTGGCTGGACGTACTCGCCAGCACCAGCTCTCTGCATGCCCCAACCGTCACCACGCTCCGTGCCGTGCGTGGCGTAAGCACCGCCACTCAGTCCGTCAGTTGTTGGCACCCGACACCCGTCGATATTCAGCGCGCCCGTGCCGTGTGCCAGCACGTTCGCCGCGACGGTGCCAATCAGCGGCTTGCGCGCCACGATGATCGGCTCGTGGGCCGGCTTGAGCGCCGTGCCCCAGCCTTGCCATGTGCGAGCGGCATCGGTTACGGGGGTTCCTTCTTTGTCGCACTGGCAGTTTCCGGGCTGGCCGCCGCGGCCCTTACCGCAAGTAATGCAACGGCCATCGTTGCCTGCTATTCCGACAGCGCGGCCAACCGCCTCATGCCGTCCGGGTACGTCGCGCTTAGCGCCAGCCGCCTTATCGATGGCCTTACTCACGTCCAGCGACTTCGGAAACCCAGAGCCGTACAGCCACAGAATGCGGTCGCGAATCTCCCAGCCAGCATCCTCGATCGCGCACACCATGCGATGGAAAGTGCGCGTGCCGCCGAACGCCAGCAGGTGCGCGCCGGGTTTGGCGACACGCAGCGCTTCGGTCCAGTAGTCGATGCTTGGCACGGCGTGATCCCAACCCTTGCCCATGAACGCCAGGCCATAGGGCGGATCGCAAACAACGGCGTCCACGCTATCGGCGGCCATCGTGTGCATCACGTCGCGGCAGTCGCCGGTGTGAATGGTGACCGTCATGCGGCCACCTGCATCGGAATAAACACGCCGGCCTGCGCCGCGATCCGCTCCACCGTGTCCAAGAACTTGCTGAACTCGGTCGTCGTCAACACGCTACGTTTGCCGTGCATCCACCCCTCGCGCGTTGTGCTGCGTCGCGGCTCGCTGGCGATGCCTTCCGGGTTGCGCGGCGTCTTGGGCACCTTCACGTCCACCCAGCCAAAGTGAGTCCCGCACATGAATGCGTGGATGCCGTTGTCGCCGTCTACCGGGTAGCCCATAGCCTCGGCGATGGGCGGGTAGATCACGCCGAACAGCAGCGCGTTCTGCTCATGCGTGCGCGACTTGCGCCACTTCTTGCAATCCACGTCCAGCGGCAGCGGTTGCGACTGCACAAAGGCAATCCAGCGTGTGCGGTCGGCTTCGGTTGAGAGCTTCATTGCTGCCGCACCCCGCGCATGTCGTCCATCTTCGCGGCCAGCGCTTTCAGGATCGGCGCACTCTGCGATTCCAGCATGCCGCCGTACTCCGCAAACGGGCCGAAGCCACCGAAGTACCGGATAGCCGCACCGACGCGGATCATCTCGGCAGCCAGGGCGCGCATGTGTGCCGGCAGCTCGTCAAGTTCGATGCGCTCAAGCTCCGATGGCGTGTGGTCGGGGGCGGTCATGCGAACATCCTCTGCTGACGTTGCGCGGTGATGTGAGGCATATCCGGCCACCAGAAGTTTCGCTTCGACTGGTTGGCCGCTGGCGTTAGGTATTGGAGGTTGCCTTCCCAATGCAGGCCGCAAACGTATGGGCTAACGAGCGGGACAATGTGATCCACCTGAAAACCCACTGGAGCGTTGCGGTAAAACTCCGCAATCGCTTTGGAGTCGGCCCATGCCGGGACCGCGTTTCGCTTGGCGGCTCTGTGCCGTGCGTCAATCGCCCGCCTCTTTTCGGGGTTCGCCTTCGCCCATGCTGCCGAGTACTCAAGGCGCTGTTTGCTAAGCTTTCGGCTGGACTTCAGCGCAACTTCCGCGGCCAATACGGGATTTGCAGCGCGCCATGCAGCTGCCTTTATCGTTAGCCGCTCACGGTTCTCTTTGGCCCACTCGCTATTGCGCTCCCTATGGCACTGAGCGCACCACGAATCAAGACCGTCCCTGTTTCGCGAGAAAGTATGGAACGCCTCGTTAGGCTTGGATGCACGACAACGCTTGCAGGTCTTCATGCGATTAATCGTCCCTGTCTTTGCGCGTCCTCAATTCGACGCAATGCGATGTCGAAATACTTCGGTTCGCGCTCGATGCCGATGAATGAGCGGCCGAGATTCATGCAGGCGACACCGGTCGTGCCGCTGCCCATGAAGGGGTCAAGGATAATTTGGTCGGTAGCGGAGACGGTTTTAATTATCGGCTCCATCAAGCCGACCGGCTTTTGCGTCTGATGCTCTCGGTCGGTGGCGTGAACACGACTGGATGTAAGAACATTGCCGTAACTCACTGAGTGGTACTCAGGCGTTCCATTACTGAAATGCAGCGCAAGCTCGTGCTGTGCCCGAAAGCCCCTACCGAGGCCAGGGCTTGGCTTTGCCCACACCAGAAGATTCTGGTAACGAAGCCCGCTTGCTTCGATAGCTGGCGAAAGATGCCCTGCCATCCGCCAGTCCGTGAACGCCGTCAAGGTGCCACCTTCTTTGAGCGCGCGTTGACACCACCCCGAAACGAACGACATAAGCCAGCAAAGACCGGCTGTAGTCATGTTGTCGTTCACGAACCACCCTGTTTCACGGATGGTTTCCGATCGGAGCCCCATACCTTTAGCGGCTTGCTTTCCCGACTCGGAGAATCCGCCGCTGCAATACGGCGGGTCAGTAATCACCGCATCCACCTTCGGCAAAGTCGGAAGGATTTCGCGGCAATCGCCCAGGTACAGCGTGGCGTTGCCGATGATGACTGGCTCCATCACTTCCCACTCCTCAATGTGCGAATACGTGCGCGCTGCCCTTCGTCCAGATGCGGCCAGACGGCGCGCCTGTAGTCGTCGGGCATGCGTTCCCATGTGTCGTTCAACTGCGCGTCTGACATTTCCGGCATGCGTTCCGCGAGCGGCGGCGCGACGTGTGCAAGCCATGCCGGACGATTCGTGTTGAACAGGGCGAGTTCTTCGATGCCGTCCATCAGCGCACCCCTCGCCCGCGTCGAACGTCGCGCTCCGGCGCTTCCGGCCACGCGTCCGTCCAGTCATCCATGCGCATCTGACCGAAGCTGTTTAGCAGCAGGATGCTTTCGCCGACTTTGATGTTTCGGCCCTTCGCTGGGATCACTTCGACGGTGCCTTTCATGTGTGTGTTTTTGTCGTAGTAATCCTCGCGATGGAGGAACAAGATCACGTCGGCCTTCTGCTCGATTTCGCCGGATTCGCGTAGATCGATCAGCGTCGGCCGCTTGTCCGTGCGCGTCGTGTTGCCGCGATTCAATTGCGCCAGAATCACGACCGGGCAACGAAACTCTTTCGCCAGCGTCTTGCCGCCCTGCACGATTTGGCCGTAATCGAAACGCGCTTGTTTCGGGTCAATGGCCATGTCGTGCATGTGATCGACAACGATCAAGCGCAGCGGTTTTTGCATGTGTGCGCGGCGCGCGCGCGCCATCAACTGCGCGATGGAAATGGACGGCGTCTCGTCGATCAATAGTGGCGCGTCGATGATCCGTTTTGTGGCGGACGACAACTGCGACCAGTAGTGCTCGGCGTCCATGTCATCATCGCTTGGGCTTTCGACCCATTCGTGCGGGATTTCGCCGACGCAAGCCACCGCGCGAGCCATGCACTCATCGGCGCCCATCTCGACGGAGAAGAACGCGGTGTTGCCACCGTTGAGCGCATTGTTGAGCGCTGTTTGCAGCCCAAAGATGGACTTGCCCATACTCGGCCGCGCAGCGACGATGTAAACCACGCCGTCACGCAGGCCCTTCGTGAGTTTGTTGAGCGCCGTCCACGGCCACGGCTGGCCGAGCAATGCCGGCCCGCGCTGATAGCGCTCCATCAACTCCGACTGCATGCGGATCATGCCGACCTTCGCCGGCTCCAATCCCCCGCGCAGCTTGTTGGTCTGCATCTGCGACAGGCTGTAAGCAGCCGTGGCGATGATCTGCTGTGCATCAGCGCCACGCTTCCACGCCGCGTCCGCGAGGCTGTTGCCAGCATCAATCGCCGCGCGCAGCCGAGCTTTGTCGATGACGATTTCGGCATACGCGACCAGGTTGGCAGCGCTTGCCGTCGCCTCCGTCAGCTCGTACAGGTAGCTCGGCCCGCCGATAACCTCCGCCAGTCCATTGGCCTCGAACCACTCACCCATCGTCACAGCGTCGACGGGTGAATTGCGGCCAATCAGCGTCGTGATCGCGCGGTAGATCGCCCGATGATCGGTGCGATAAAAATCAGCTTCCGTCAGCCAATCAGAAATCTTCGCCAGTGATGCGGGCGACAACATCAGCGCGCCCAGAACTGCCTGCTCGGCCGTCACGTCATGCGGTGGGACGCGCAGCGTGGCGACGTCGGTGCGCTCGGCAAGCTGCGCGTTCATGCCGCCGCCTCCATCGCGCGCTTGGCCTGCTCACCGGCCGGACTTAGCCGCCAGCCGCCGTCATCGGTCGGCCACCAGTACTTCGGCCAGCCGTTGCGCACGGCATTGCGGAAGTGGGCGCGCCAGTCCTTTTTGCGCTTGCCGACCATCGCCGCCTTGAACCACAACCAGGCCAGCGTGATGTACTCGTCCGGCAGGCCAATCGAATCGGCGTAGGCGTAGATCGGGTCAGCGTCGGTGATCGCGTTTTGGTCAGCAGGCAGCGAGTCGATCCACGTTTGCAGCTCGATGGCTCCGGCGCCTTTTGGCTTGACCGGTACGACAGACCCGGCCGAAGGAACTTCGGGCGGTATCTCTTTTCCTTTCCCTTCCTTTCCCTTCCTTTCCTCCGACGAATCCTCGCGAATCCTCGCGAATCCTTCCGGGGGTTCCGGGAATTGCGGCTTGCTTGGCTTGTCAATCTTCTGGTGTTTCAACCAGTTAGTGACTACCAGGAACGTCGATCCGTTCGCCTCGTACCGCGTGATGCACGATTCCCTCTCCAACTCGTCAAGCCAGCCGTCGATCAGGCCGGGAGCGTCATCGTCATAGGGGAAAAGAAGGCTCGCGAGCATTCGCGAAGCCGCGCGAGTCCTTCCATGGTCGTCGCAAATAGGCCAAAGCATGACGAACAGCAGACGCGCATCACGGGAGACGCGCCCCATGCTTTCGGACTGTGGGAACTCTGGCTTGATCGACCGGATGCGGGCCATTACGCACGCCTCTCGATAGGCTCAAAAATCGGCCGCTGCGGGCACGCCGGATCAACCGACAGCGCA